TGCAGCTCCACGGTATCGCCCGCGGTGAGCGGCACCATGGTCTGAAGCCAGATCGCGGTGGCGAGCGAGACATGGGTGGCGGAGATTTCGCCGAGGGAGCCACGGATTTCCGTCGTGCCGTTCAGNACGAGCCGCCCGCGCATNCNNGCNGTNGCGCTGGCGTTGATCTTGTANAGCAGNGTCGCGCCGAAGAGGTAGGTGCCGTCCACNGGGGCNACGAAGTGGTTGTTCNCGGCGTCGAACGCGCCCTGATCGTTGNNGTCGGTGTTGTTNAGGCCGATCTTNGTCCAGGTNCCNACGCCNACGTAGTTGTCGTAGTTNGTNNAAGCCTTGAACCGCGGCAGCCGGGGCTGATCGACGATGCCGGTGGCGTTGTCGACGCTGAGGCCATCGAAGAAGGTGCTGCCGTCGGCGGAGACCGCGAGGCGGAACCTGTCCGACCCGAAGAGGCCGACGAGGGCCTTGGTCACGAAGCCGGTCTGCAGCGTCAGGCCGAGATCGTCGCCCGACGCCTCCTTGTTCATCGTGTAGAACAGATCGCCGGTCCCACCCTCGGCCACGGTCTTCGCCGTCCAGAGCGCGGCGTTCAGCTTGGCCGAGAACGGGTTCGACGCATCCGCCGTGGTTCCAAGTCCGAGCAGCGCCATGTTCTGCAGCGCGACTGGTGTGGTCCCGATCCAGCCTGCGCCGTCATAGACCAGCAGCAGGCCCTCATCCTCGACCCATGCCCGCCAACCGGTGCGCGGTGGCAGGCGCAGCCAGGCGCCGTCGGTCCAGAGCGCCAGGTTTAGATCCCATTCCGCCCAGTCGCCCGTCGCGCCCGAGGCGACGATGTAGCGATCGCCATCGGCGGGACTGCCGGGCGGCGCTGTCAGATCGCGGTCGAGCACGGAGAGCTGCACGAGCCCGTCGAGCAGCCGCAGCGCCTCGTTGTGGGTGACATGCTTCTGGGCCTGCGCCGCCAGGATGTAGGGCAGCAGGAGATGGGTCGTGGCGTCGGACATGGGATGGCCTTCAGAGTATCAGCGTGAGGGTCTTGGGCGCGCCCCGCCCGACGAGGGCGGAGAGCTGGAAGATGCGGATGTCGAGCGTGTCGCCAGGGGCGAGCGGCACGCCCCAATCGGCGGTCTGCTGGGCGGCGGTGTAGACGGCGCTGGTGGTGGCCGTGCTCAGGACGCGCTTCACCGTGGTACCGTCGAGGATCTCGACCTCGTAGGCTTCGAGCTCCTCGGCCATCGGCACCTCGAGCCCGCCCCAGCTGTCGGCGGACAGCGCGCGGGATCGGCGCGTCCAGCGGATCGTCAGATCGCCGGGCGAGCGCGGTACGCGCCATGGCTGTTCGACATGAGCGACGGAGAACGGCCGCAGTCCCACCCCCGCGGGCGCGAAGGCCTGTGCCATATAGGTCTCGTCGCTGACCGGGCGGCTCGCCGGGCCGATGCGCCAGTTCCATGGGATGCCGAGATCAGCCTCGGCGATCGGCAGCGATGCCAGCGCTGTGTCCAGCACCACCACCCGCGCGCCAGCGGGCGCCGGGTTGCCCATGGCGCCCTCGGTCCCGCGTTGGCCGCGCAGGAGCCGTGTCAGGCGGTACCGACCCGGCGCCAGCAGCTCGGCCGCGCCCGCCTGCACGATCTCCCAGACGCCGGGCGCGCTCTCGATGGCGAGCGCGTTGGCGCCGCTAAAGAGGGTCAGGTCGGTAACGCTCTCCAGCGTGCCGGTCAGCAGATCGACCACCAGCGCATTGCCGAGGTCGAAGCGCGAGGTGGGCCCAGCGTACAAGTCCGAGACCAGTGCCCCGATCCGGGCGCGGCCGCCGAACGTCGTCAGCAGCTCGAAGCCATCGGTCGCGGGGCTGCGGAACACCGCCATCTCGCCCGGCCATGGCACGGCGTGTGCCGCCACGAATGGCCGATGCGGAGGCTGGTCCTCGGTCAGCTGCGGCAGGTCCATCAACACCGCATCCGGCGCGCCGAACACCACGGCGCGCGTAAGTGACGCCGCCCGCGGATCGCCGGGCGGCAGGTCGTAGGTCGCCCGGTCCTGGCGGACCGCCTCGATGCCGCGCGCCTCGGCGTCGGCGATGGAGACGAGCCGCAGATCGACCAGCCGCCCGTTATGCTCCAGCCGGATCGCGTCGGCCGGATCGAGCGCGAGGCGCGAGGGCGGCAGACGGAACGCGGCCGTCTCGCGCCCCACCCACGCCTCCAGTCAACGCGCGGCGGCAGCGCCGCTCGGCCTCCTCGGGCGGAACGGCCATCGGGAAGGACTCGGACGCGATCCGCGTAGTGTCCACGGTGATGCGCCGCGCCTCGACGAGGGCCGCGTCGTAATCCTCGTCCGCCCGGGCGACCTGCCACTTCAACGCCTGCGGCAGTTCCGTCTCCTGTCCGCGGGTCAGTTCCAGCACGTCGCCCTCGCGGGGGGCCACCAGATCGTCGGGCGCGAGGGTGGTGACGGAGGCCCGGCCGCGCATGACGAAGCGGATCACGCCCTCGGTCTCCACCGCGTCGAAGCCGAAGTGGCGCGACAGCGTGGTGATTGAGGCGCGTGGGCTTTCCAGCGCCGTGATGGCGTAGCCTTCCACCGCGCCCCAGAGGCCGGTGACGTCGATCCGGGACTCGGGCAGCCCGGCGCGCAGGCAGAGGTGCCGGACGAGGGCCGCCAGCGACACCGCGCCGAGCCGACCGGTCAGCCAGTGGCCGAGCCGCCAGTTCGCGCCGTCCGTCCAGACGTCGGTCAGCGCCGGGAAGAACGGATATGGCCGCGCGTCCCAGGTCCAGGCGGCGCATTCCGGCACATGAACCATCCGGCCGCCATAGACCGACGAGATCGGGTTGTTCGCGGCCTCGCCCCACCAGAGATAAGTCGCCTCGAGATAGGCGCGCTGGATCGCGTCGTCCCGCCAGCCCCGCGAGAAATGCGGCGTGAAGCTCTCCGACGACTTCGGATCGAAGAAGACGTTGGGCTGGTTGGTGCCCCGGTCGATGGCGGGACAGCCGAGCTCGGTGAACCAGATGGGCTTGGACTGCGGCGCCCACGCCGTCGGCGTCGCGCTCTGCATCCCGCCCGGGCGGTCGTAGTGCGGGTTGGACCACCAGGCACGCAGATCCTTGTAGCGGAAGACCCATGGCTTGCTGGCCGCGCCATCGGTGATCGGGGTGCGCACCTGCGCGGAGCGGTCGGCCGCGCTGGCGTAGAACCAGTCGTACCCTTCGCCGCCGGCGATGTTCGCCTGCAAGTAAGCCCGGTCGTAGATCGCAGGCCAGCCCTCGTTCGGGGGCTCGCTCGAACCGATGGCGCTCGCCCCCTCACCATCGGCATGCTCGAAGCCGTCGCGCCAGTCGGAGAGCGGCATGTAGTTGTCGATGCCGACGAAATCGATCTCCGGGTCGGCCCAGAGCGGATCGAGGTGGAAGAACACGTCGCCATTCGGCGGGTCGCTCGGACCGGTGGCGCTCCCCGCCTCATCGTCGCCCGGCTGGTGCCCGAAATACTCCGACCAGTCGGCGGCGTATCCGATCCTGGTGCCTGACCCGAGGATCGAGCGGACATCCGCAAGCAGATCCCGATAGGCCTGTACGGCGGGATAGGTGCTGGCGCCCGATCGGATCGTCGTCAGCCCCGGCATCTCGGTTCCGATCAGGAAGGCGTCGACCCTGCCCACCGCCGCGCAGAGATGGGCGTAATGCAGCACCATGCGCCGTAGGCCCCAGTCACCGGATGGCCCGGTCCAGCTGACGCTCTCACCCGAGACGCTGAAGCTCGCGGGCGTGGCACCGCCGAAGAGCGCCGCCACCTGCGTGGCCGCCGTGGCGGTCTTGTCCACCGTCCCCGCGAACCCTGCCGCGGGAGAACAGGTGATCCGCCCACGCCAGGGAAAGGCGGGCTGGCCCGTTCCGGCCGCGTTGTCCGAATAGGGGTTCGGCAGCGTGTTGCCGGGCGGCACGTCCATCAGGATGAACGGGTAGAAGGTGACGCGCAGCCCGCGCGCCTTCATCTCCTGGATCGCCTGCACCACGGCGAAGTCGGACGGCGTGCCGCCATAGACCGGGCGGTCCTGGTCGTCGCGGCTGACCAGGAAGGCGTTGGCACGGCTCACGCCGTTCACCGACCAACTGGCGGGCGTGGTGGATTTGGCCGAGACCTCGACGCCGGGCCGCACCTTGCATGAGCCCGCGCGCAGATCGTCGCCGAACCAGGCCACCACGAGGCTGACGCTCTCGACCGCGGGCGCCATCGCCTGCAGCCGGTCCAGCGCCTCCACCATGTCGGTGGAGTCTGCCAGCGCGTTCAGGTTCTCGGGCACCGTCGCGCCGCCATCGGTCTTGCGGATCGCCTGTGTCGCGTAGGTGAACTCGCCCGAGGCGGGGATCATGGTGACGGCGCGGGTCAGCCCTTCGGCGGTGTCAGGATCGGCCAGCGGGCGGAACACCTCGAAGGAGAGCTGCGGCAGCCGGTTGCCGTAGGTCGAGAGCGCCAGTTCCTCGAAGACCACATAGGCGGTGCCGCGATAGGCGGGCGTGCTGGCCGCTCCCATCTTCGCCGCGATGAACGGGTCCGCCGTCTGCGCCTCGTCGCCGGGATACCAGCGCCAGGTGACGCCGGAGAGGTCCATCGGCTTTCCGTCGGCCCAGATGCGGCCGATGCCGGTGATCGGGCCCTCGCAGAGCGCCACGGCGAAGGAGGCGTAGTAGAGATACTCCGTGGTCTTGACCTTGCCGCCCCCGCCGCCCTTGCCGCCGCCCTGCGTGGTGGTCTTGGTTTCCTCACGAAAATCCGTCGCCCAGATGATGTTGCCGCCCATTCGCATGCGGCCGTAGAGCCGCGGTATGACCGCGCCCTCGGTGGCGGAGGTGATGCGCAGCGTGTCGAGCCGCGCGCCCTCGATGCGCTGGGTGGGCGCCAGCGACGAGATGATCCAGCTGTCGACGACCGAGCCGATGCTGGAGCCGATGAAGCCGCCGATGGTCGCAGCGCTGACGCCGAGGATCGCGCCGCCGATGCTGCCGCCAATGGCAGCGCCAGCGGCGCCGAGAACGAGCGTGGCCATGTCGGGGTCTCAGCGTTGCGGGAACAGGAAGGCGAAGGCGATGCGCCGCCGCCAGGATGGAGTGAGCGGTTCCTCGATCACGCCAAGCCGCTCATAGGCATGGAGGAAGGTGCCGGGCCCGGTCAGGATCCCGACATGCTTGGCGATGGCGCGGGGCTTCATGCGGAAGAGGACCAGCGCGCCGGGATCGGCCTCTACGGGAGGCACCTCGATCATCATCCGCCGCGCCCCCTCGGCCAGAACCTCGCGCGGCCCGGTCTCGCCCCAGTCCCGGCTGTAGGGCGGGATCGGGAAGGGTTCAGGGCCGACGACCGTCGCGCCAGACGCCGCGCGCGAGCCCGAGGCAATCGCAGCCGACGCCGCGCAGGCTCGCCTGGTCGTGGTAGGGCGTGCCGAGCCAGGCCCGCGCAATGGTGATGACGCGCTGGGGATCAGCGGAGATCACAACACGGACCCTTCGTGGCCGCCATCCTTGGTGGCGTAGCGAAGGACGGCGTCCTGGCCGGGGATGTGCGGGAAGCCGCGGAAGTTGGCGGTGTTGGCGAACTTCGCGCCACAGGTTTCCATGCGCTTGTCGCAGCCCGCGTGGATTGTGAAGGCATCGTCTTCGGCGATCGCGCGCACCGGCGCCTCGAGCAGGGTCAGCACGGCGATGCCGTCCGTCACGTCATGGCCCAAAACCTCGGTGCGCCGCCCCGCGTTCGCGCCGCTGGTCCATTCGATGGTGCCGAAGGCGAACCAGCCTGAGGTGAAGCCGCTAAGCCCGGAGGCGGTGAAGGCGCGATCCCGCAGCAGGTCGATGACGGCGCCCGTCCCCTTGTAGGCGGGGTCCTCCAGATCGACGCCGCAGCGCGAATCGCCGAGCGCGGCATCGCAGGTCGCCTGGAAGGTTCGCCCGACTGTCTGGCCCAGCACATGGGCGAGCGAGCGGACTTCGGCGACGAAGGCGAGCCGCCCGCGCCGGATCTGACCGATGGCGCCCCGGCGCATCAGCACGCGCTGGCTCGTGTCGGCCCAGTTCACCCGCCAGACCTCTACCTCGGCGTTGTCCCAGCGGCCGTCGAGAATGTCGGTCTCGGTGATCCGGTCCGAGGTCAGCACCCCCTCAGCGTCCTGCGCATCGACCGACAGGTCCGAACCAGAACGGACCTCAGAGGCGGTCAGCCCGCTTTCCGGCTCAAAATCGGTCCCGTCGGAGCTGAGCGTCCGGTCGTGATCCGTGAAACCGAAGGTGACGCCGTCTGCGCGCGTGATCCGCCAGCACCAGGCGAGCGTCGTCGTGCCCTCGTCGAGATGGGCCTGCAGCGCGGGATCGAGGGTCTTCATCGCCGGATCTCCAGAAGCGGAATGGAGGTGATCGAGCCGAGCCGCTCGAGGTCGAGCGTCACGTCGAGCACGTCGGTGTCGAAGCGGACCGGCACGTCGAACTCGAAGCCCGCGGTGATCGCGACGCCAGCGCCCGGCGCGCCGCTGAAGGTGACGACGCCAGTGGCGGCGTCGACGGACCAGCCGGAGGGCTGCTCGACCCCGGCGAGCGCGATGCGCGCGGTTCCGGTCACCGGCTTCGCGACGACGCGCGTCCAGGAGTGCGCGCCGGAGGCGTAGCGCTTCACCAGCTGGAAGGCGGTCGTCGCGCCGTCGCCGGTGCCGATCGTCTGGTCGGTGGGCGACGGCGTACCCGAAGGCAGGCAGGATTTCGTGATCGCCCCAGTACCTTGAACCGGAAGCCATGCAGCCGCCCGTTCCGCGCNNCGAAGAAAGCCACGACGGCCGCCAGATCGTCCGCGCGGCGGATGCCGTAAGCGACATCGTAACGACGGCGCGAGTTGGCCCAGCTGGCGTTGCGCTCCTCGTCGCCCGAGGCGAGCTCGACGATCTGAGTGCGCCTTTCCGGCCCGCCGCGCGCGCCGCGACTGATGTTGTCGGGAAACCGGACCTCGTGAAACGCCATCAAGTCTCTCCATGGTTCGTGCTCTGGCCCCCGCAACCGGTTCCCACTTGCAGGGTCGCACTCACATGCCCCTCCGCCCGAGCGACACGGCGCGGGCGATATCGGCGGCCACCTGTGTCCTTGATTGGCGGAAGCTTTCGGCGTCGCGGGCCATGATGTTGACGTTGACCCCGCCGCCTGCGCCGTAGCTCTGCGCCTCACGCCGGGACAGCACGCGCTCGCCCCGCTGCAGGATCGCGGGCACCTCGTCATGACGAAGTCCGGCCATGCCGCCGCCATGCATCCGGGGCGCGGCGGCGAAGGCCATGGCCGGGACCATCCGCGAGGGTCCAGCCGATCCGACCATGCCGCCTGCATGCAGGACGTTGGCGAAGATGCCGCCCGCGCCGGAGAACACGCCCGACAGCGCGTTCGCGATCGGCCCGAGGATGAACTGCCGCGCCGCGAGCTGGGCGAGATCGGCGAGCAGCGAGGTGACGAGGTCTCGGAAGTTCAGCTTGCCGGTCCTCACGAACTGGCCCACCGCGTTCTCGGCGGACTGGAAGGCGCCGACGAGGCTCTGGCCGATGTCGCCGCCAATCTCGCGCGCCTTGCTGGCGTAATCCGACAGCGCTGCCGTGACCGCCTGCCACCCGGTGACGGCGGCCTCGATCGCGGGCTCCGCGGCAGCGGCGGCAGCTCCGGCCGCCGCGCCTGCACCCGTCGCTGCGCGGCCGGCTTCACCAATAGCCGTCTCCAACCTCTCGGCAGCGCCAGTGGCCTCGGTCAGCACATCGCCACTGGCCTCGTCGGTACCGCGCACCGCGTCGCGCAGCGCCTGCCAGCTTTCGAGGGGCGCGCGCGCGCCTTCCGCCAAGTCGCGCGCGGCCGCGCGGTAGCCATTCGCGGACTCCAGCGCGGTTCGCCGCGTCGGTCAGGCCGAGATCGGGCGCGGTCAGCGGATTGTCCTCGAAGGCCCGATCGAAGGCCGCCTGCGCTGCCGTGGTGGCGGCACTGGCCGCGCCCTCGAAGCGGTTCTCGATCTCGCCGAGGTCGAGGTCGGGCACCAGCGAGATGCGTCGCTCGGACCCGAGCGCTTCCAGCCCCTGGTTGATGCCGCCGATGAAGCCGTTGATGCGCAAGACCACGCCGTTCAGCATCGCCTCGACGCCGTCGACCAGGCTGTTTGCGGCCTGGAACGCCAGATCGCCGATGGCGGCCGGCAGCAGGCCCCAGATCGCCTTGATCGCCTCGTAGGCGCCTTCGAAGGTGTTCGCGGCCGTGTTGCCGAACGCCACGACGCTTTCGATAGCGCTCTGCATGCCGGATGCGGCGTCGGCCTTCAGGTCGAAGAACATCGCCGTGGCGGCGGCGCCCGCCACCGCCGCGCCCATCCTGATCCGCTCCCAGACCTCGACCGCCAGGTCCTTCAGCAGCGACATGGCATCGCCGAACCCTCCCGCGCCGGAGACGAGACGCGTGAACTGGTAGACCAGCTCGCCCGCGCCGACGATCAGCGCGCCGATCCCGGTCCGGATCAGCGCCCCCCGCAGGACGACGAGCGCGGTGGCGAGACCGCGGACCGAGAGCGCGGCAGCGGCCATGCCGGCGACCCAGCGGCCTGCGAGGAAAGCGGCGAAGGTGGCGGCATAGGTGGTCAGGCGACCGATGTTGTCGAAGAGCCCGCGGATCGCGATGCCAAGTGGGCCGGTGCGGCTGGCGACCGCCGCCATGGCGTTGGCGACGGCTTCCAGCGCGGGCGCTGCGGCGACGGCGAGCTGGTTCGACAGCCCGCGCCAGATCAGCCCAAGCCGGGAGATAGCGTCGTTCGTGCGCTCGATCTGGTCGGCGTCCTGCTCCGAGACCACGACACCGAAGGCGAGGACGTCCTCGGTCGCCTGGCGCAGCGTCGCGGTGTCGATCCGCGACATGGCGATGGAGCCTTCCTCGCCGAAAAGCTGCCCCGCGACCGCGGCGCGCTCGGCGGCAGGCACGAAGCTCTCGATGGCCGCATTGATCGCACCCACGCGCTGGTCCAGCGGCAACGCGATCAGCTCGTTGGCCGAGAGCCCCAGCCGGTCCAGCGCGTCGGCGGCAGGGCCGGTCCCGGCGGCCGCCTGGCTGAGACGGCGGGTCAGATCCTTGGTGGCCTGCTCGATGCCGGACATCGACACGCCCGCCAGTTCGCCCGCCCGCTCGAGCGTCTGGATCGATGCGACCGTGGTGCCGAGGGACTGCGCGAGTTTCGCCTGCGCATCCACCGTCTGCAGGCCGGAGCGAACCATCGCCACGCCCGCGGCAGCAGCAGCTGCCACGGCGGCAGCGGCGGCCACGCGCACCCGGCGCGAGAAGGCCGCAAGGCGCGCGTTCGCCGCCTCCATCTCGCGGCTCAGCCGCCCGAAGCCGCGCGACCCGGCTTCACCAACGCCTTCCAGCTCGGCGCGCACTTGTCGGCCGCCCACGGCCGCGAGGCGGACGCTGACCCTCTTCTCAGCCATGGGAGTGATCCATCTGTTCGTTGAGTTTGGTGACCATCACCGCCTCGATGACGGGCAGCAGTTCGGCCACGGCGAGCGGCGGGACGCCGAGCGCGTCACCGAGCGCCAGCGCCGCCGACATGTCCCAGCCGATCACCGCGCCGGGCAGGACACGGAGCTGACCGCCGAGGCGGCCGACCAGGTCCCAGACCTGCCAACCCTCCGGAGTTTCCGGACGGTTCAGCCGCGCCGGGCAGTCCGGGCAGGTTTGCGCGCAGGCTTGGCAGTATCGCGCGCCCCCGCCGAAGGACCATTCGGCGAGAGCGCGGAGGCGTTTTTTTCCTGTTCCAGCAGCAGACCCTTCGAGACATAGGTCAGCTGGAAAGCCTCGAAGATCGGCCAGACGTCGAGCAGCGCGTCGATGGCCTCGGGGCTCGGGTCGATGGGGTTGCCGTCGGCGTCACCGATGCCCTCCCAGGCGAGCACCGCCCGCCGCGCCAGCGCCTTGGCGAAGGCGACGGCGCGTTCCTCGTCGGAGGCGTCCTCGGGCACGGCCTCGACAGCCGCATCGCTGCGCGTCGCCACCATCAGCGCGGTGGTCAGCGGGCGAAGCTGCACCCGGACGCCAGGGGCGAGGTCATGCCAGCGGGGCGCGTTGGACAGGTCGAGCGTCAGCATCAATACGTCTCCGCATCGTTCACGAGGGTGGCGGTGCACATCCGGCCGACCACGCTGTCGCGCGCGGCCTGCCAGTCGAAGGTGGCCTGCACGCCCTGCGGCCCGGAAATCTCGATGCGCGGGCGTGGCAGGTAGACGGCGTGCACGGTGAAGGTGAAGCTCTCGCCGGACGGCAGGACGTAGGCGAATTCCATCTCGCAGGCCTCGCCGTTGATCGCCTGCGTCACCAGCGTCTGGTCTGCGAACCGCACCTCGATCCGCCCGGTGAGCGCCGCGATGGACGGGTCCGCCCCGTCGATGCGGCCGTCGCTGCGGATGGTCTCGATCCGGTCGAGGTTGTTGGCATAGGTGATCTCGGCCGAGACCACATTGCCGAGCGCCGTGCCGTTGCGCGTGATTGCCCCGTTGAAATGTCCGAAGCGCTTCAGGTCCAGCGCGGCCGGCGTTCCGGCGCTGGTGGTCGTGCCGACCGTCTCGCCCTGCGCCACCAGCCGTGCCGTTGCGGTCAGCAGGCCCGAGCGCTGCATCTGCCAGGTGATCTGGTCGAGCACGCAGCCGGAGTACATCGCATAGCGTGGCACCTCGGGCATGCCGGTCTCGATCGACATGCTGGGCAGCGTCCATGACCCCGACTGGAACTCGTGGGTGTACGGCGCCTCCGCGCCCGTGGTCGTCGGTGTTCCGAACGCCGCCTTCAGCCAGAAGCCGAAGGCCTCGGCGTCGAGCGGCACCACGACATCGCCGTCGGCCGTCACCGCGTCCTTGATCGGCGCCAGCGGATCACGACCATAGCCGAGCAGTTCGGAGTTCAGCAGCGGCTGCTCGGCGCCGAGCGAGGTGCTGGCAAAGGGCATGCGGGTGAAGCCGCTGGCGGGCGGCGTGCCATAGGTCGTCTCGAACGCAAGCGCCATCAGCGCCCGCGCCCCCTGGGCTCGTGCCATGGTTTTCTCCTCGGGTTGTAGGGATCAGCCGAGCGGGTCGGCCGTGGAATAGTGCAGCACCACCGGGATCACGGCGGCTTTCAGGCTGGCCGCGCCCTCGACCGGCAGATCGACCGGGCGCGGGGCTTCCGCCTCGACCCAGTCGCAAAGCCCGCCCAGCGTGCGGTCGGCGGCGATGGCCGTGCCGATGCTGGCGGTCAGCGTGTCGAAGGCGGCGTCACGATCAGTGCCCTGAACGACCGCCTCGATCTCGGCGCGGTGCTGGTAGTGGTAGCGTAGCGGCGAGAGCGTCACCTCCGGCTCACCGGGCTCCCCATCGCGCAGGATCAGCAGGCCCTCGGCCGGCACGCGCTCTGGCAGCACCTCACCGCGC